TAATATTATAAGGCGATTTTGTCACATTGGACCATTAAATTTTATTTATGCCCTTTGTTATTAATGCAAGAAAATTCTTACTTACCTATCCTCAATGCCAAGCTTCTAAGGAAGAAGTACTCGCGCGTTTACAGAGCCTTGGGGAAATCAAGTGGTACACTGTTGCGATTGAACTCCATGAGGATGGATCACCACACCTTCATTCGGCTTGTCACTACTCCAAGAAGATTCACACTACCAACTGTCGCTTCTTTGATTTTGGAGCGACTCATTGCAATATTCAGACTCTTAAAACACAACAAGATTTCGAAAGGGCAGAGAGCTATTGTAGAAAGCATGGAAACTTTATTAGTAATTACGATACTAAGGTTCCAAAGCGAGTATTACTCGCGAAGAAACTCATTGACCATGGCCAGATCGATTATGACTTCATACAAGAGAACCCTGAGATCATCTTCTTCAACTACTCGTCTCTTAACTCCTATCTCTCCCTCGTCCCTAAAAAGAAGGTTAAGCTCAACTACCCCACTATGAAACAGAGGCATATCTGGCTCCACGGACCTAGCAACTCTGGCAAGACTACTTGGCTCAGAGATTACCTCACCGATCGAAACCACTCTGAAATACCTACCAATAATGATTGGTGCTGTAATGAGGCCACTAATGTGCTATGGATTGATGAATACAAGGGATGTCTTACAATTCAACAGCTTAATAAGTTATGTGATGGTGATACTCAGTTAAATAGAAAAGGGGGAAGTACTAGGATACTTTTCCCAACTATAGTGATTTTAAGTAATTTTAATATTAGTGCTGTTTATAATAATGCATCAGACGATATGAAAGCAACTTTATATAATAGATTTATAGAATATGACAGTAGTGTTTCTTTTCCACCAGTAGCCTAATCCCGAGCGAAGCGAGGGCTTTTCCTGTCAAACAGTTGCCAGCGGGGGTTGGGGGGTTGGGAAAGGGGGAGGTGCCGAAGGCACCCCACCTTTCTTAAACATCCTTGTAAGATATAGTAGCGTATCCTCTTATAGATATATTAGCTGTAGTCACCGCACTAGCGTCAGTAGCGAAGTAGACCACTGGTTGTGAGTCGCAAATACCATTAGAGTCGTAGTTCCACTTAGCCATCTTACAATACTTAGTAAACCTACAAGTCTTGAATGCTAATCCATTACCTGCTGTATTAGCTGCTAACATGAATTTTTGGTCATATAAAGTTAGCATTAGTTTAGGATCAGGTCTTGCTGCTATACCCGGGTTAGTACCCGTAAAGTAACCTATTAGTGAAGTAGTACTTACTCCTTTTCTAGGCCACACTACTAATACTCTTACAAATGATCCCGACGCCCCACTATTACCTGTGTTAAAATTAAAGGTAAAATTAAAACCAATATTTTTAACAGCTATCTGATTTCCGATTCTCTGTTCATTTCCGGTTCCTTGGTTGATCCCATTTGCCCAACCTGACTCATAGTTTGCTGCATTTGTGATGGTAGAATTGACATTAACAATGAAGAACTTCGTCTCAGATTGTCTATACATTGTTCTCTTAACAGCCCTAGCCATAAATCTCGTTCCAGTCTTTTTATATCTCCTAATGAATCTCCTCCTTTTGAATTTTGATCTTCCATAGCACATAATTCAAATTTGAATTCAAATTAAAAAAATAATTATAAAACCCATAAAGAATTTGAAATAAACGTGTATTTCTATTTTCAAAATCGCCTT